ATGGGTACGAGGACAGTAATAAGATACAAGATTACTTAGCCAAAGGATCTTCATCTGGATCTAAGGAGGCGCCTACGGCGAAACCTTTACAAGAAGAAGATGAAGTTATGCCTTGGGATAAATAATTGGGTCATCTCCCAAAAAGTCCTACTGAGCAAGTTAATTATACTAGCGGCGTTTACGAGCTCGGTAGGCACTAGAACAAAAAGTCCTACCGAATTTATGTTTCGATTATTCGGTAGGCACAGGATTTAAAGTCCTACCAAGTAAGTTTTTAGTCATTTGTTAACTTCCTTGGTAGGCACACATTAGGAAACAAATATGATTGATGATAAAAAATTAGTCGCTAACTCTGAGAAGTTGTTAGCAAAAATATATGAGGTGAACAATCACATACTGCCAGTTGAATTATTTGATGAAGTTGCGGCCTGTGTTGTTTCGATAAACAGATTAAAGAGAGCGAAGGAGCTATATGAAAGACGAAAAAATAGATTTGGAAGTGATCTCCAAGAAGGAATTGTTAGAAGAATTACGAATGCACATGATGTCATTCAACAAAAGAATGGGAGAAATCAAAAATCCCCATAAATTATTAGAAGTATTATTAACCTATGTTTGTTGCGTCACTTACGACGTATTTGAAAATAGCACCAATGAAGCAACGATGTTGATCGGCGCATCCTGGGGCAGAGTCATTAATGATATTGCTAGAGAAAAAGGCATGACTAGAAAAGAAGTTTTCTTTCAAGCAGATATGCTAGGCAATATAGCTGGAGGAACTAACACCGATTGGGAGTCTGTAATAGATCCAGAAGATCTTGTTGAAGAAGAAGTGCTCGACGCTGTTAAGATTCAAATGGAAAGCAAAGATAAAACTAAACACTAATGGCTGTAAGAAAAGAAGTAAGAATACATATATCTAGGGCTAAGTATAAAAAAACTAGCCAAGGTTCTCGTAATGTAAAGTTCAGTAGCATGAACAAGAATAAAAGAAAGTCCTTCAAGGCGTATAGAGGACAAGGAAGATGATAGATATAAGACATGTATTAATCTTTGTATTAGGATTGTGCAGTATCATTATTGTTTATAATTTAGAAAAATTTTTACTGTAAGTGAAATTAAGACCGTATCAAGAAGATGCTATCACTGCGTTAGAAAGTTGGTTTGCAACTGAGTCAATAGAGAAACACCCTCTACTAAGTTTGCCTACTGCGTCTGGCAAAACAGTTATCTTTTCTAACTTTATTAAAAGAACCATAAAGAAATATTCTGATGCTAGATTTTTAGTCTTAGCACATAGACAAGAACTTATAGAACAAGCAGAAGAAAAAATAAAATCAGTATGGCCAGATGCACCAGTTGGTGTGCTATCAGCCGGGCTGAAAAGATCTGAGGTAAATTCTCAAATACTTGTAGCTTCAAGAGATACTTTGGCCTCTGGATCTAGATTAAAAAAAGTTGGACACTTTGATTACACTATTATTGATGAGGCCCATAACATATCCCCGGACGAACAAACTAGATATCAAAAGATAATCAATGAGTTATCTGCTGAACGAGCCATGCGTGTTTTAGGTTGTACTGCTACGCCTTATCGTATGGGCCAAGGTTATATCTATGGCAAAAGAAAAGATCATTTCTTTCATGACATTGCTTATCAAGCAAAGATACCAGACTTAATAGACCAAGGTTATCTAGCTAGGATTACTTCTTATAAAGTAGATGACAATACTATTATTGATGCTAGTAAAGCCAAGCTTAAATTTAAAGGTGGTGATTATAAAGAATCCGATCTAGAAAAATTAGCCATGGACGATAAAACCATTGTCGCTATCATTAATGATTGGCTAGACAAAGCATACACCAAAGGCAGAACAGCTTCCGTATTTTTTTGTGTATCGGTATTACATGCTATGAAAATGAACATGCACTTACAAAAGCATGGGATTGAATCAAGATTACTAACTGGCGAAACTCCTGGAGAAGAAAGAAAACAAATACTAGAAGACTTTGAATCTGGAAAAGCACATGCTATTTGTAATGTCGGTGTCTTAACAGAAGGTTGGGACGCTCCCAGAACAGATTGTATTGCTATGTTAAGACCAACCAAAAGTCTAGGGCTCTACGTTCAGATGTGCGGTCGAGGTATGCGACTGTACCCAGGCAAAGATAATTGTTTGCTTTTAGATTATGGCGAGAACATTGCTAGACATGGTTGTATCGATACAGCCAAGCCAGATCAAGAAGTAAAAATAAGAAGGCCTAAAATCTGTGGCAATTGTTTGGCTGTCAATCCACCGCATGCAAAGAAATGTGTCGAATGTAATGAAGAGTTCCCGGTAGCAGAGTTCTTAACTTTCTTAGTCCCTATGGAAGAAAGAAAGGTAGCTAAGAAAACCAAAGCAGATTCTGGAGCAGTTATCTCTGATGAAAAACAAAAGAACAAGAGTTCTTTAGAAGTTGTGACTAGTGTTAGTGCTGCTGTTGCTGACTCTAAAAATGGCAACAAATATTGTAAGGTATTCTTTTATGTTGATAATCAATTCTTACCTAGAATGATGCCACTTATGTTTGGCCACTCAAGAATGCACGGACTAGCAATCAACCATTGGTGTCGTTTAGTAGATCCAAAAATTTGGGGTGTGCCTAGAACTTCTGAACAAGCAGCGGCCAAGATAAATCAAGGAGCTCTTAAAGGAGTTAAGTCTGTTGGGATAAAAAGAGAAGGTAAATATTTTAATGTGAAGAAAGTAATTTTTAATGATAAGGAGATATTTCTATGAGCAAAATAAATAAAATGATAGATCATGTAATGTTATCTGAACCACCTAAGTATCGACCATATTTAGGCATGAGTCAGATTGGTAATCCAGATGAAAGAATGTTGTGGTTAAATTTTAGATGGTGTTTACCACCAAATAAATTTGAGCCAAGAGTATCTAGGATCTTAGAATTAGGTAATGTTATTGAAGATGTAGTCATTGATTATCTTAAAAAAGCAGATGACGTAGAAGTATTTACTGAAGATAAAAAAGGCGATCAGTTCAAAGCTTCTTTACTTGGCGATCACTTTTCTGGACACATAGATGGCGTAGTTAAAAACTTGCCAGAGCATAATGATGATTCTATGGTCCTGGAAGTTAAGAGTTCCAACGACAGAAGATTTAATAATCTAGTAAGCGAAGGTAGTTATGAGCGTTGGTCACTAGAATATGAAGCGCAAGTACATTGTTATATGGGTGCTTTTAAATTACCTAAGTCATTGGCTTTGGTTTACAACAAAAACAATTCTGATATTTATACTGAGGTAGTTAAATACAATCATGATTTGTTTGTTTCTTTGATAGAAAAAGCCAAAAGAATCATTACTTCGCCAGAGCCTCCAGATTTATTCTTGAGTGAAAACGATTGGAAGGTTAAGAACTTACCAAAAGAATCTAGAGAAGTTTATTTAGGTAGAGCAGAACCAGCTTTTAAAAACTGTAGAAACTGCAAACATTCAAGACCTTTGATAGATGTCTCTGGAGCCACGTGGCACTGCGACAAACAAAAGAAAATGTTAAATCCTAAAATGCAGATGGATATAAAAAATTGTCCAGACCACGAGCTTATATTCGGTTTAATCCCCACACCTTTTTAATAAAAAGTTTGCAATAATATATAAAAATCGTTATATAATACGCATATCTCTATAAAGAGGTGCGTAATGGCTAAAGTAATTAAATTAGATACATTTAAAAACATAGCTAGTCTTAGAGGCGAAACTACTAGTCTCGCTGATTATCCTTGCATCAACGCCTGCCACTGGCCTACCAGTATGGAAAATGGTCGTTGTTCTGTTTGTGGTTTGTATGATTACCAACACTCTCCAGTGTTCTGGAAATCATTACCAAAATTAGAGCGCAAGATGATAAACCTTAATAACTCTGAGAAAGGCTATAAAATAAAACAGATCTATAAGTAAAGCACTGGCTTAAGTGTAGATCACTAAATATATGTTTAACATATATAAGGCGAAGCTGACACTAATCACATACCCAGCACTCCCGGTGAGTATATTCTTAAAATTCATGCGCGGATTATATACAAAAATATTTGTTATATAAAAAAATTTTTTTACTTCTTTTTATTTCTTACAATATTCTCAGCCCACCAAAGCAACATGTCTTCACTCAAGGTGTGTTTCATGATGTTGGCACGCTGACAAACCAATTGAATATTGTATCTAACGTACCATTCTTCTGGATCTATTCTGTCTATCGTTACATTGAGATCTCTCTTACCACTGCCATCTCGATAATGGGTCATCAATACGCCAGACAAAGCACAAAGACCATCTTGTTCTTCCCATATCTCTATCAAATCTTGTGGTGTTATCTCCCATTCTTTATCTGGATTTTTACTGACTCTGGTATGTCTTAGTTGATTGTGTAGTAAATTTAAAAAACTTTTGTAACTAGATGATCGCTTTCTATTTCTATCTATGACATGACAATCTTTACAAATACCACGGTAAGTTATGCCGTCTCCTACTTGTCCTTTAGATTCAAAAAATTTAATCTTCCGCCTCTTTTTACACAGAGAACAAATCCTGGTTTTTTGAGTCATTAGGCCCTAGGCGATTGAATGACTTCTATTGTTACGTCGGGGTATATTGCTTCTACTAATTTCTTTTTTAATTTAAAGACATCAGTCAATACTCCCTTAGTATCTTCTATGACTTCTTCTCCTTTAACATTTTTATATTTAAAGTCTGCTATGTAAGTGCAGATTTTTTTACCTTCAACAAAACATGGAAATTGTGGATGAACTTCTATGTCTGATACTGCGCCAGCAAGTTCTAATTCTTTTAGAAATTTATATCTGGCGGCCTCTAATTTGCTATCAAATGTGATACCATCTAGCTTCACTTTTATAGCTCCGTACTTGTTATAGCCCATAATTTATTATACAATTTTTTATATATTTTAAGAAAGAATTAACATACCAGGAGAAGTTAAATGGCAACCCATGTAACCATCGGAGTAAACAAAGAGACTCACAAAAAATTAGGCAAGCTTGCATCATTAACTCATAGGACCCGTGCTAACACGGTTGAATGGTTGGTCGAGAAAGCTATTAAAGAAATAGAAATAGCTGAGAAAAATGGTGGTGCTGATCATATTAAATTTGGTATCTAAGTAATACCTAGTAGTTTATCTATTTCCGCTTGTCTTAAAGCTACAGAAACTCTATCTTGAGTTTGATTGTTTCTTATTTGTGTTGGGGGACTTTGAACTGCTCCAAATTGATTGCCTCTATATCTACCTTCAAGATCCTCTAATTGTAATTTTCTTTTTATTTGTTCTAACTTGAGGTTATCAATATCCATACCTTCAAATATTTTTTGATTTATTTTACTTCTATCAAGTTGTATAGGTTGGAATCTACCCATTAAAACTTCATCGTAATTAGTTATCTTTGCCTTTCTCAAAATTTCTCTTTGTTTCGTAGGAGTAAGTCCTAACATTCTAGTATCATCTAAAGTTTGATATAAATCTCTCAAAGCATTATACCTATCTTCATTAGCTCTTATGTAAGCCAAAGTATAAGATTTAGCTTTCTCTTCGTCGAAATTAGGTTGATTTATTAAAGAGTTAAACTCGTTAGAAGAATCTTGCACTGCCTGTGCAGCTTCGTAAGCTCTGTATAATAAAGTTGTTTCTAGTTGTGGTTTAACGGTTTTAATACCAGTAAATGCTTGCAACATAGTTTCGCCCACATCTAATTCTTGTCCTCTACCTCCCTTTCCAGGATTGCCGTTTTTAGTAAAATTAATTACAGACTTTGGACCATCTTTTAAACGAGCTCCGACATAAAAATTATTGCCTTCAGAAAATTCAAAGTTAACTGGCGTAGCTGAAGGTAGTATTGTATCTATAGAATAAACAATACCTTTCAAAGCTTTATCGCCAACGGTATCACCTTCTCTCCATATTTTTCTACCGGTCCCTGTTTCTCCTCTGTAAGCATCAGCAAAAGCGTTTAAACCAAAAGCTGGTTCTACGAAAGGAGTTATTAATTCTAAACCTCCTTGAAAGGTGCTATCTAATAAAATTTTTGTTAAGGATTCTTCGTTTCTATTACCTTCTTCTACTTCAGCTAATATTCTAAGAGCTGGCCTTCTAAATAAATCATAAGGATTCATGTAACTAAAATTAAAAAATTCTGTAGGGTTGCCATCTTTATCAGAACCTACTGGAACCATAGTCGCTGTTTCTTCCCAAGGAGTTCCTTGTCTTTGAAAAGCTTTTATTTGATCGTAAGTAACTCCAGTCAAATAAGATCCAACTGCTGTTATTCCTGCGCCAAATCCACCACCAGCAGTTATTGCCCCAGCCAATCTACGCATTCCTATTTTTTGTAACTCTGGGCTTTCAGAAGCAAGTTCTCTTATAGCCCTGTGTAAAGAGTTTGTGCCATTTCTAATCATCTCAGCAGGGAATGCTGTAAAGTTACCTATGGGTAATCTACTAATACCATCTCTAACAATAGGAACAACTCTTTGATAATTTTGTACGGTATTTAAAGTTAATTCAGCTGTTTCAGCTCTAGCGAAAGCTTCTACTTGATCATCAGTGAGTCTTCTTATATCTAAAACTGCACCGCCATTTTTTCCTATTGTTATGTTATTTTCAAAATTTCTTATATTGGCCATAGATTCCACTGGAACAAACTCTGCTCCTGGTTTTAAATTTTTATCAGCTCTTATTATGTTTAATGCGTTTTTAAATCTAGGTTTTTCTAAAAAATAATTAAATACTCTAGCTGTATCATCAGTCATTTTATAAACTTCTTCTGCAAAATCTGTAGTTTGTTTTATTCCAGGAACTTCTTTTACTCCTTTTACAACTCTTCCAAAACCTGGAGCTGCATCAAAAGCTATCTCAGCGTTTCTTTTCAATTCTCCAAAGATAGCACTACCACCTCTTTGTGCTATTCCTAATTCTGTTAATTCTTCAACAACTTCAGATTTTAATTTTCTGCTTGCAGGATCTATTAATCCAGCAAAAGTATTTACGTAAGCGTCTGCTAATTTACCAGTGCTACCTACGTTACCATTTAATAAAGCAAAGAATGGTATTGAAGTATTGTTTCTAACTTGTGCTAATGGCGAACCAACTGTCTTTCCATATTGTGATATAGATTTTAAAGCTAGAATAGGAGCGTATGCTTTCATTAGAACATGATGATTTTGTTCAAAAGAAGTAGTTGTTTTGGCAATAGCATTATAAAAATCTTCTCTAGTTACCATGCCAGACAGAGCTCCAAAGTTATCTCCAAATTGTTTATAAATAACTTCAGTCTTACCGTCAGCGGATGGTTTTGCAAATCTATTAGGTCCTACGTCAATAGCTCCTTTTAAAAATTCTTTATCTTTTAAGAATTGTTTAGTTCCTAGTTGAGTTGGTCCAATATCATTAATTAATTTAATATCTTGGAAAGTTTTAGTCTTCCCAATTATGCTTGATAATTTACTAATCGTGCTTGCAGCTACTAGCCCAGTGTTAGCTAAAGCTTGTTCTGGTGTGCTTTGTAAATAACCACTGACTTCTCCCAAAGCTCTTCTTACTGCTGGTAAACTATTTAAGGTTCTGCCTTTTAATATTCCTTGTTGAGCTTTTGATAAACCTTCTGATATAAATTCAGCAGTTTCAAAGCCAG